TAGTTTGGCTAGTTTGGCGTGTTTGGGGCAGTAGAAGCAGGGCTCGCTCCATATGATGACGGTAGCCCAGCGAGGAGGGAGGCTATCGGGCGAGATTTGCCCGGTGCAGTAGGTGGAGCCATAGGAGTTGGACTCCTCAGTTATCTCGACTGACAGGCTGACTTGCTCGAGTTTGGCCTGTGCGGAGCAGTCCTTGGCATCGCAGTGGTAGGTTACGTCAAAGGTCAACATGACAAGTCTCCTCCAGGTCCTTGAGGGGCCATAGAACGGCTGGGGCGTGAGCATCGGCCTTGTCAGCCTCCCCCATCTCTCTTTGGGCCTTAGCGAGTTGTTTCATGGCTCGATTGAGCCGTTCCGTAGCAGTATTGGGATAGTTGATCAGTGCTTGCTTGAGTTTGGATTCCTCCTTCATCGAAACACCTCCACTTCTTCGTCTGGCCAGATACGATGCCTGAGATTCAGGAATGAAACTATCCTCCAGTTATCTTTTGAACCATGGGCGGTCCATGTGCCTCCATTCATACGGAACTCCTCACCCTTCTCTACTTCATGGAGAGGCACCTTGATCCACTGCTTGGGCACAGCCACCTGTACCTCTGTTAGGTCATGGATGAAGTGGATGCACACATTGTCGGGCCCTACAGCAGGCACGTGATTGATTTGCCTTTTGACCGCCCCACTAACCCTGAACTTTGTACCTAACCACTCGAACTCTGTTTCGGGGTCAAGGTCACCTAATATCGTCTTCATCTTCTTTGTCACTACATTCACCTTTTCATGCGAGATGGATTTTGATGCTGCTGGGGTTGTGGATGACGAGTGCGCCGTACCACATCATCACAGACCGATTCTCTTTGAAGTCAGGCCCTGGAGTCCCGTTGATGTCTTTCCAGTTTGCCAAAGGAATGATGGTTAAGGGCATCAAAATGTGCAGGGAAACATGAGAAGGATCCCAAGCCACATAGGCTCCCAAAGGAGGAATGGATCCCTCTTCCACGAAAGCCGCGGGGGATACATGTGCGTGCATCACTTGAGGATTGTTCTTCAAGTGATCCTGGAACACGTCCGCAGACACAACCATGTCTTTGTATTCGCGGGCGTACCCTTTGAGCCCTAATATTTCGGGACCTTCGCGACCCTCGACCGTTCCGGGGGAAAACGGATCGAAGGGGGCAGGCGTAGGGTCCCCCCACACCAGCTTATGATCCACCTCCTGCATTAGGGTCACGGCCGCACTTTCAACAGCTTTGCTTCCAGTGTTGTCGAAGGTTTTACCTGCGAACTTGATGAGCACTGTTCGGCGCTCGTTTGTCTCCAACGACGTACTGCTTGCAGGCCGCTGCTTGAGCGCACCTACAATCTGCGTGCGGTCCATCGCGGCTTTGACGATTCTGGGGGAGACCAGTGTCACCTTCCTGCACGAGCCGGCCACTTGTTCTTCTTCCGTCATCTGAACCTCCACAGGGGGTTTGTCGTTGGGCATCATGATATCTGTTGGACTCATTCCACAGTTCCTTCTTGAGTGTTTCGTACGGCGAGCCAACTCCTCCGACCACGCTTTCTCCGCCTTGTAGGCGGCCACCTGTCGCTCGTTCTCAGCGACTTGGTCAGCGCATTCATCCGGCGGGTGGTTTGCATCCGCGAAGACCAGATCCATGCCGCAGATCGGGCACTCCACGCCGAATACCATACTCATTCTACAGTTCCTTTCAAACGGGGCAGGAGGGAACCATAAGGGCGCAGCCCTTATGCGTCAAGGTACTCCAGGCCACTTTTTAACCTATAAGTCTTCTTGCAAAGTTGCTTCTTTAGTCATCCCAATCATACTCCTGGTACCATTCTGCTGCTTCAGCGTTCCATGCGTCGCGCTCATCTGTCTGGGTGAGGGGCAACGGGCCTTCTTGCGCAGGGGCCTCACCCTCACCACAGTCACAGTGTGCGTCAACCTCTTTGTACTCAGGGCACACCCAGTTAGGCTCTTTTGTACTCATCTGCCCAAGATCTCCAGCGAGGCCCAAACCATTGCCACGAACACGACAAAATACACCAAGCCCTTTAGGAGCAGAACTATGAGGACCGTAAGGCAACCAGGGTGACTGGCGTTGTACTTCTCAGCCCAGAGGCGCCCAGCCTCATCTGCCTCACGGGCCATCGTGTCGAAGTCCTGGGCCCTCAGGGCATCGACCTCCGCTTGATTGTTGTCCAAATAGGGGAACACGAAGTCCACAAACTCCCACCAGAGCCGGATTTGATCGCAGGGGGCTTTCTCATTTACGTAGGCAAATGCCAGTTTTGAGAGCTTGTCCAGTTTCTCCTCTCGAGTCACTTGCTGCCCGTGTGAGTGCGTACAGCCTTGCGAATGGCGTCGATGACGGGGTCCCCGAACTCTGCCGCTGGATTGTCTGAGTTGTCTTGCTCTCCAGCCTCGAAGGCGTTTTCGCAGGCTGTGTACACGGCCAAACACACGTCCTCGATGATGGCCTCTTCGAGGGCGTGTTCTTTATCCATCTCAACATAGTAGTCGCTTGCGTTGGCGAATGATGCAAGACGACCTGATGGTCGAGAGTTCGCGACAGCGGCCTCGAAGCTCACGAACTGAGACTCGCTCATTTCGTAGACGCGGGAGCCGTCATTGACAGCCTCCGTGCCAGATGCCTCTTGGTGCTCCACTGAGTCGTCATACTCGCCAGCCCCGGGCAGCACAGGCTTCGGGAAGTAGATGCACCGGAAGCTAGGATAGTAGTCGCCCGCATCGGCGGTGCCAAAGATGGCCCACACGTGCCCATCCTGGCCCACAACCTTGTATCCCTCAAAGTCGTCAGCACCATAGCCTATTTGCTCCGACAGTTCCTCGAGGGCCTCGGAGTCCCCAACGGGCTCAATGTGCACAAGGTCCAGTGCAGAGTCAAAAAATCCCCCAGGGTTGGGGACGCGATAGAGCCCGTCCAGGTACGAGCGGTACCCGTCGCTCTCATCCTCACGGACCTCCCAGCACTCTCCTCCAATGTTGAGGATGTTGTTGTGGCACCCGTAAAACCTACCAGCAACATTCACTGGATCTTCCCTTGTGTCTTCCATCAGTTTTTCCTTCTTGAGGGCTTCGTCCAATCGTGCCCTAAGTTCTGGATCGGCCTCCAACTTTGCAGTCAGTGCTGCTTCTAGCACCGCAGCAGCCGGGCCGCAACGAGAGCACCAATGAAAGTACGCTCCAGGCTCCACGTCAGTGTAGTCCATGGTCCAGTTGGGGTCGGCTACCGTGCGGCAGCCTGGAGCGCCTTCCCCGGCATTCTTACACAGAATAGGGGGCTTCATGGCTTCTTCTGGGCGAACTTGTCGACGCAGTTGATCCACGAGTTCATGGCGTACCACGCCTTGTTGTCGTAGATGTCCACGAGGGCTCCTGCGTACCACTCGAGCGTCATTTCGCCGTCCACGTCTTTGGAGAAGTCTCCTCCAACATGGCAGTTCCCTCCAAGCCCCCTGTTCGTCAAAACGTCCCGAACGGCTCCCACGAGGTTGATCAGTTCGGGGGAGTGCGCGGGGATGTTGCCAATCCGATGAGCCGTAGTTCGTAGCAGTTCTCTTAGGTCCACTATTCCTCCTCCAGGTACTCTTCACGGATCCGCTGGGCGATCTCTTTGAAGGTCTTGCCCTCATCGTTCATGTCCGAGACAACACGGGCGAAAGGCTGAGGAGGTCCATTGGGTACGTCTATGCCCCAGGCGGCGACGTACACCCCGCCGCCCTCGCTCATCAGGTGCCACGCGCCGCACCCCGCGACCCATTCGCCATAAAGCTTGTCCTTCTGAATCTCACACAAAACTCCAAGACAGCAGAAAGCTTTCTCATCGTGCGCAGGGTTGGTCATGAGCTGGCCTTTGCACTGTTCGTACTTACCAGACTCCAGTTCTTCCACCCACTTGATTACTAGTTCTTTTTCCATCTGATCACCATCCTGAATGTTCTGAGACTACGTACACTTGTTGCTGGTTCGCCACTTTGCCCCCGTCGCCCAGGTAGGCGTTGTGCCACATGCTCATGCGAAAAAACAGGCGCCATCCACGTACCTTTGCTGGCGTGGCTCTATGGAGCGTCTTGGCCCCAATGCTAACGAACTGGCCCTCCTGCACTTCTGTCCGAGTAACGTCTCGAGGAACTTGAGAGGACACTTCTCGCCAGAACCCAAACTCATCTCCACCGTTGCTGGGGCCGGCCACGTCTAGGTTTTGGGTGATGATCTCAGTCCTGGACACCTCAGGGGCCGACGAGATGAACCCAAACACAGTGTCCCTGATGGTGGCCCTATCCATGGCGGGCTGGGAGAAGTAAGTCTCTCTTCGGAGGCCGTCACAGTGCCATCCGGGCACAGCAGGATACTCTCCAATGTTCAGGCGGTGGACACGGATGTCGATGTTTGGGAGCATCCCTAAGCCGCGGCACTTGTCATAGTAGGAGTTAGGAACGGCGTCCAAGAACCTCCGGGCCAAGGGACCACAGTTCACCCTCACGAAGAACGGAGAAGCTGCGTACACACTTATCTCGTTTGACAGTTCCTCGATACTTGCGAGTCCATCGAGGCTCGCAAGCACTTCGAACTCAGGAGTGAACGAGAGGCTACTCACTTGGCACCAGCACCCACGAGCGGGTGTCGCACTTATTTGTTAGTGTGAACGTTTCCATCTTATCCAAAGGACTTTCTCGCGTCTTCCTCGTTGTCAAAGAGCCGACAACCCCAGTAGGTCATGCGTTCCCGATCGTAGTACCTGGCAAATGCAGGATACTTCTTTGCGTAAGCGTCCACAGCATCTCGGAAACTGTATCCGCTTGATGTGGCCACTAACTCAGCTCCCGCTGAGTTGCCGGTGACCCGGTACCCTTCTGACCAGATGTCGTACCGTCTCACTTGATCCCCCTTCGCCCATCCTGGGCCTCAAAGTATATGTCCGCCAGAAACATCAGCATCTCTCCGTAGTCGCCATCTCCACCAATCTCAATGTCCAATGAACTGCCGTTGTGGACTCTGTCGATCGCGATCATGGACTCGAAAAGCTCCACAGACTTGGGATGATGGTCATGCCCATTTTCCCATCTAGCGTTGATGTCAGTCTCAATGCCCCCTCGGTCAAGGGCCGCCCTAAGCCACGGTTCCATACTCACCCCTCCTCAATCCCGGCATCGCCGGTTTGTGTGTCGTTCGTGGCTCGATACGATGCCTCCATGGCATCGTGGATTTTCACATACTCATCCCATGCTGCGGCCTGCTTGGATATGGCCTCTAGCAGGTTCTCGTGCGTAGCTTTGTAAGCCTTGAAGGCTACTCTAACTGCGATCTCTAACTCTTTGGACATATGTCGTCCTTGCGAGCTTCAAGCCACTCCGCGATCTCCTCGAAGGAAGATCCCTTATCGTTCATCTCTGCCAGGTGGATCTGTAGGCATGTAGGGAGCATGATGGGGTCGAACGATAAACTGTTGCCGTACAAGAAATCTTCATTGGGTCCACCAACTGGTACTATACCTGGCGTGATGTCCCTAAGCACACCAAGGCAGCAGAAAACGGTGTGCCCATCGTGTGGGTCCACGGACTTGAGGGCGTCGCTTGCCTGTCTGTAGGATCCGGACTTGAGCGCCATCACCCACGCGTCGAACTGCTTTAGGGTGATTGGGTGAGAGGGGCTGCTCTCAGCATCATCAGCGGGATCCCAGTCGTGGCTTTCGGCGGGATCTTCCTCGCAGACCATCTACTTGCCCTTCCAGTTCTTCTCTCGGTTCTTTTTCCGGAGATGATCTGGGGTCTTGGCGTTGCGATCTTCGGCCTCGCGTCGCTTCCGGGCCTTCTTCTGTTCAGCAGTCTCGTTACTCATGATGCTTCCTTTCACAATCTATATAGTTCCGAATACGGGCTAAGCAAGCCTTATTTTGTTCTTTCTGGGCTAGGGAACCCAGTCGGAAACACCTGGCCATCGCCTCCCGGGAGGAACTGGAGTGTACTCCATAGGCCCAAGAATGCTCGAGACAGCCATGTCCCATGGAGGAAGGCTTCCTGCCCACAGGACCCTATCTCCACTCGTGTGGGTCAGGACGAGCAGCCCGTTCCACCTAGCCCCTTGATTGAAGTCTGGGTGCGTGGGAGTGCCCACAATGTCCCTGATGAACAGGGGAGCGGTATCTACACGCACAAGTGCTGGCTCGTCGCAAAGTGGCTGCATTTTGGCGTAGTCGAAGTCGGAGTCGAAGCCGAAGTGGGCTCGCAGTTCCCACACGCCGTCGTGGGGCAAGGTCAGGAGCCTGTACCTCCGACTGGCTGCTGAACTCACCATATGGGCCCCCGAGGATGCTCGCTGGTATAAGATCATTCGTCGAAGCATTTGTTGAAGATCTCGCCACAAACCTCCACAGCGACCATGTGGGCGTGCCCATAGTCGCCAAGCATACGGATCACATCCAACTCCTTCGCGTCGGGATAGTCGGCCATGATCCGTTTGGCACAAGTGGCCGCAAGATCCTTGAAGGACTTCTTTACGGTCGGGTCCTCCATGGGAGGCACTGGAACGCCTCTGGATGGATCTTCCATGACCCTGTATGCGATCTTCTTCCAATCAGGCCAAGTGGCCACCTCAGCGCGACATCGCTCCAGGGTGTCCATAAGCCAGCCTTCGGGAAGCTTTGTTTCACTCACTGGATTTTCCAGTAGTGGTTGAGTTGGATCCTCCCACGTTGCTATCCGTGGTGTGGATGTAGCCAGTACCAGCGCGGCTGGAGGCGACTCCTCGGCTCATTGAGCCAAGGATGGAGCCCTTTGATTGCCCAGCAACGGAGTAGGCAACCATGCCATAGTTGTGGGCATCGTGCACTCCGGCCAGGTCCTCGCCAAGGAAGACGAACTCCCAGCCAAGTTTCTTTTTGGACTCCACAAGTTCAGCCACCTTGGCCTTAGTCCACTCCGTAGAGCAATTCTCGCCACCGTCTGTGTAGATGACTGCAACGACAGTTCCTGGCTTTTCATCCTCTGGAAGGGCGTCGAAGGCATCCGCGAAACTCTGGACTCCCATTCCGATGGCGTCTAAGAGCCCAGTGTTGCCTCTAGGGGCAAACACCAGCTCAGGCACCTCGGAGATCGGAACATTGGTGTACTCAAGCTGAAACTCGTGGTCGAACTGTGCCAGGGTGAGTGTGGCCTCACCAGGCAACTCCTGCTGCTCTTTGATGAAGGCTGCAAATCCCCCTCGCACATCATCTGCCGTGGACATCATGGATCCGCTTCGATCAAGGATAAATAGGATGGCTGTCTTGTTCATTTGCTGTCTTTCTTTAGGGAGTGGCCTTGATTCTCTTCCACCAAGCTCTAATGGGAGTGGAATACCACCTCCAGCAGAGTCCAGCTTTTGTCAGCGCAGCAAGGCCTGCGACGACTTCGATTGGGCATATGATGCCCCCGTGGAGTATAGTGCTCATTTGAATACCCGCAAGGAAAATGAATAGTTGATGCGCCGTTTTCTGAAGCGTGCCCGATCCAGTTCAGAGTGGGCTTTATTAAAGGGTTTTTTGCAAAATCAAAGATGAACAAAGACTTAGTTGATATTACCCTTACACGTGAATAGGATCAGTCCCTATTCCAGGCAGGGTACATCCAGCCTGTATTGGCTGTTCGATGGCACGTTACGCGGGTGTACCCGAGGCGGCGAGCGCGGCCATGATCCATGTGCCCGCCCCAAGTGTCGGGGTCCCTTTCGCAGGGCCATCCTCCTGCAGGAATGGCTCCTCCAGCGAGGGCATCGCAGTAAGCGAGCATCGCGAGCCAACGGGGCTTGTACCTTCTCCATGGGGCAACCGTAGGCCAAGATTGTGGCCGAGTACCCTCTCGGGTCAAGTTGCGGGACCAGGCACAGTTGCCCCTAAGTCTGTGGCGCCTTCGGGGCCCAAGAACACAACTCGAGTGGTTTGTGAGCCACCGAAGTTGCTCTTCCTGGGTGTCCCCATGCCTCCGGGCCGCCTGGTAAATGAGGGCACAATCAGCAGGTGTGGCCCTCTGCAAGGAGGCTTCATTTGCACACACACGGGCCACAGCCAGCCCAAGGGCAGATTCGGCCGGAGGTAAATCTTGGGCTTCAACTGTGTGCGCAAGGGCAATGAGGGCGAGAATAATGGTTGCACGTTCTTTTGTAAGCAAGGTAAAAATCCTAAGGAATGAGGGTCTCAGGGAGAGCAAGTTGTAAGATTTTACGCCGGTCCTCTGGGGAGTGCGTGGTGATGCGGTGAAATAGGTGACCAGGATAGTGCAGGGAGGCACTAGAAGTGTGCGTCATGAAGTTTATCGTGCAGAACTCAAACCTCCACAGGAAGCGGAGGCCCCCGGAAGACGTGACGGGCAAAAGGTAAGCGCGCTCACAACCAGTAAACCACGGGGGCCCCGGCCTCGTGTCCAAGGGCCCCTGCATTTCATCAAAGTAGGATAGAGCAGTCTCAATCATCATGGGCCGCACGACGTCTTCGTACAGTTCCTGAGGGCTACCATACACAGGCTCTCCGTCAATGTGGATTCGAAGAGTCTCAGTGCTTTGAAGGACGCGGCGCTCATTCTTGGTTGCTAGATCCTGAGGAAGCGACTTACTACGCACCAGATAGGACTTATGGAACGACTTATGGAACGTCTTGTAGGTCATCCAAAAGCTCGCGCAGAGTACACAATGTTTTTTGGTATATCTACTGCGAACACCACAGTTTTGTCCCTCGCAAGGCTAGCGGCGGCTAGGTACTCCTCTAGGTAAGCTGAAAACAAATCCACCTCAACCGACCCCGTAAGGGGGGCCGAGAAGGGATCTGGCGCTGAGCCATCGCCTGGGCGACTTCTTGGAGGTATATTGAAGGAAAAATGGATGCCACCAAGATAGGTGGATGACCCCCGGTATCCCGCCAGAAAAGACTCCTCCGCACTCCACAGAGTGCTCCAGTTCTTTGGGGGCACCATGATATCCCAGTCCCCCGTGTCCAGTGGTTCACCTCCCGTGACCAGCCGAACTGCCTGGGAGCCTACTAAGTACCCATACTGCAATAGTAGCGGCAGTGGCTTCGGGAGGTTAATAAGCCGCCAGGCCTCGAGATTGTTGGGATTTGGCAAGTAGGGCATTACACTACCTCAAAAAAGTACTGACGAACCAAGCGAGAAATCTGGCCTCCGCACAGTTTCCAAGAAGCCTGGGCCTCCTTGAACTCTTCGATGCACTCAGCTCGGACGTCTTCTAACACGTAGCGGATGAGGGCGCCAGTACTCGTTTGGTCAAGGGGGTGATTCATCTCCTTGAGCCAACTGTATGCCCCCTCCATCCGAGCGGGGGTAACCACTCGTTCAGCAAAGGCAAGAGCCCGTCCTGCTTCCTCTGGGTCTGGAGGAGTTGGGAGGGGCTTTCGGACTTGCTGGTGCTTTTCTCCCTTGGACTTGAACAGCCAGTGGTTGTGGTGATCCCACCAAACAAGTCCCTCTCCCATACCCTCAATGCCGAAGTGGGCTGCTACAGGGCACTTGGCCTCATAAGCATCTGTGAGTTCTTGGATGCGATCCACGGCCTCCTGCAGGCCCTCGTTGGTGGCCGGATTGAAGCGCACAGTCTCAGCCCCGAAGAACTCGACTGAGTGCATAAGCTCGTGTTCAAAAGCCCTTGTAGGCCTAAGTTTCTCTTCACCCACCTTGTAGGCAAACGGGAAGAACATGCGATGGGAAAGTCTGGATACCGCAACTCCACGCTGCACTCCAGGACCAGCCCACTCTCCCCACACAGTGATACTCTCATCTTGGGGCCACGCAAGAGGCAATACGGGTCCCAGGAGGCCGTGGTAGAGAGTACTGCCTAGTTCCTCCTCGTTCTGCTTCACCCAGGAGGCAAATTTCATGTTGTCGTTGCCTAGCGTGAGAGCCCTGTTTCGGCTCTGAGGCAGAAGCTGCCCTGAGGGTGTCAGGGTGATTCCAGCGTTTGTCCCATGAATCTTGGGACGACCTACAAAGGTCATCATGCCGGCTGATTCGAAGCCCTCCTCCCTGGACATAGAGCCAATGAGGTTCCTGAGCGAGGGGATTTTTGGGAATGGGATGAACATTCCCGCAATCTAGTTTCCTTGGGCTGAGGTGCAAGCACATTTTGCGTTACGGGCCGAATTATAATGACCCTAGGGTCATTAGTGGCCAAAGTATACCTCATTGCAGGGCAACATTGGCACCTTATTATTCCTATCAAGCGATATTTAGCACCATAACCCAGCACTGAGTAGATCACAGGCTTTAGATCGCCAGAGCGTCATGGGATCCAGAGTGTGTGGATTGGAGGCAATCTCAAAAAGCTCAATGATATCAAATACTTAGGCTTTTTTGCCTTATGATCACCCTAGGGTCTTATGTAACAATTTTGCAACAGGATCTCTTTTTCCTTGACACGTTTGGCCAAAAAGCTAAAATCCCTCTTAGGCTCATGTGCCTTAGGGCACGTGAAACTCAAGGCACGTAGGCTTTAGGAGGCTTCGCCTCCAAAGACACTCGGTCGCTTCGCTCCCTTTGAGTGTCTTGGTAAAGAGTTCTGGTTCCTAAGGCTTCAAGGCTCAAAGGCCTAAAGGTTATCTAAATGAACAGCTGCGTCCAAAATTCGCTAGGGAGCAAATAGTTGCTTGACGTGGACTCGCGGCAGCCCAAGATGTGCCTCATGAGTAGCGACAAGTACACGGCAGAGGAACTGGAGTCAATGTCAGTATGGGAACGACCTTTGGGCGTAGGCATCAGAGATGCCTACTGGATGGTTCCGGACCATGATACCCTCCGAAAACTTCGAGTGCTCCGGCCCGAACTTACGTCAGGTACGCTGACAAACGTACCTAAGCGCACCGTGCTGGTCATTCCCTCTCGCATGTCAGAGGAGGGTGCAGCGTTGTTTCTAAGAAACAACGCCATACTAGAGAGCAGGACTGAGTGGTTCATACACGAAGTCGATATGTCCCGTAGCGACTTCGTGCTATATGTCAAAGACATTCGTACACGGAACAATCAGCACCCAAACCCGGGTCACCTTGATGGTGCCTCCATATACGTCAATCCCTCAGCCGCAGTTTCGACGAAGATCAAAGCCTCAGAACTAATCCAACCCAACGAGAAACAAGAGAAAATGCCAACCAAAAAAGAAGCCCCAACGTTCAAAGATGCCGCAATCGCAGGTGCCAAGCTGGGGGCTGTTCACGCCTCAGGCGAAGCCCTCCTCAACCTCGCCGAGAAGATGAGCGCAGACATTCCAATGTTCAAGCCCATGCTGGCTACCATGGAAGGCCGCGAGGCCATCAAGCTCATCCTGGCAACGGCGATCCGCTACAGCTCCAACGCCTTCCCTGCCAAGCAGGAATCCATTCACATGGCCACCGATCTCCAGATCACCTCCAGCTTCGCCCTCCTCACAGGCAAGTACATGGGTGTGCTTGGTGAGACCGTGGCGAACATGACCAAGAGCGTGGCAGCCCTCTCGGCTGAGACTCAGACACCCGACTTCGAACCGCTCAAGGCCCCTAGCAAGCAGACTGCCAACGTGTCTGATGCAGAGATCCTATAATGGTCACCGATCGTGAGATCAGCACCATGATGGCCACTTTTGCCTCTATGGGCGTTGAAATGCCTCGCTTTGGCCCAAAGCATGAGTCTGAGCGCCACGAAGTTCCAGAGCACCTCCAGGAGCAGATCAAGGCGAAGGCTGACACCAAGCGTGCTCGTAAGAACGCTAAGCGTCTGGAGGAGTTTAGCAAGGCGTAGCCCTAAAAGGCAATCTGGTGTAAACTTGGGCTATGAGGTATTTCCTCATAGCCCTTGTCATTTCAGCTTGCCCCGCAACCCCAGGGCTCGATGGCGGTCGACTGCATACGTCCCGCGGTGTGTCTCTCCACTGGGCTCAAGATCGCTTTCCAATCCCAGTGGTCATCCATCCTGGGATGCCTCAGAGGTTCAAGGACGCTGCGAGGACCGGAGCGGACATCTGGGAGGGCGCTGTGGGCTTGAAGGTGTTTCGAGTCTATGAGGGCTCGGACTCCTTCCACATGTTCAACGGAGGTCCGCCTCACAGGGGGTACGTGTCCATAGAGGGCGCAAAGGACCTAGGCTTCCGCGGGCCACTGCGCATTCGTGGACTTGCGGAGGTCCATCAGCACCTCGGGGCCCCTGGAGAGCGTGGGGAGATCCATAGCACACACGTCTTCTTTCTCTTAGATAGATATTCAGATGAGGATGCAGTCGCGCTTGCTGTGCACGAGCTTGGCCATTGCCTTGGTTTGGCCCATGACATGCGTGACGAAGGCTCAATCATGTGGCTGTCCGCTCGCCCAGAGGCCTACATTCAGCCCGAGGACATCCTCTACGTTCGAGACAGTATCCAGCCTCCTTGACACTTTAGGATCCTAGCCCTAGGGTGTTGGGATGCCAAACTTCCCAGTATTCGTGGTGGACATTGATATCACCATTGCCGACCTGACTCATAGGGAAGAACTTCTAGTCCCCCACTGCGAACCGTGCGGCAAGCCCTCCTGGCAGGCTCTCGGCTGTGCTACCTGCGCAGGCACAGGGGGAGACTTCAAGGTTCCTCAGCACTGCTGGGATGCGTTCCTGGACGCTAGCCTACTCGCTCTTGATGAGCCTGTTCCGGAGGCTCAGAGGGTCATCAACTACCTGTACTCCCAAGGCGCCTCCATCTGGTACATCACTGGCCGCAACGAGGGCCTTCGGGAGGCGACAGAGGAGTGGCTGAGGAAGCACTTCCACGTGCCAGATGGCCACCTGAGCAAGAAGCTCCTTATGCGGCCTCTAGATTCCAAGGACGTTCCTGCGAGCGTGCACAAGCGCACTCAGGTTGAGTGGCTCATAAGTTGGGTAGGTCGTGGGGAGTCTATCGTGTTCTTCGAGGACGATCCTTACGTCCACAGACTCTACGCTGAGTACGGCCTAGTGCTCAGTGGTCCCGAGTGTTGGGCCTCCATGTGCCCTCCAGGACTGGACCCGCACGACGAAGAGTCTTGGAGGAAGTGATGGCCGAACAGACCCTTGTGTGGCTCATCGTCTTTGTCGTCGTCTGGGTTTCCCTCGACCCATAGGACGTATTTTGCGCGTGTGTTACGCGTCCCTTTTTGGTATACTGTAAGACCTTTTACCCTCTACTTTTCGGAGTTTATGTCCTATTTTGAAGCCACCGGCACCCCTGCTTACAGCGAGTTTATATACAAGTCTAAGTACTCTAAGTGGCTTGAAGAAGAAGTACGAAGGGAGAGCTGGCCAGAGACCACTGGGCGCTACATCTCTTGGTTCCAATCCCGCTTTCCTGAGCACGAGAAGGCCATTGGAAAGCTGAAGAAGCCCATCGAGAACTTCGAAGTGATGCCTTCCATGCGCGCCATGCAGTGTGCTGGGGATGCCCTCGACAGCACCCACGTGGCCAACTTCAACTGTGCCTACGCTGCAGTCGATCATCCTCGCATCTTCGATGAGGCCATGTTCATCCTGATGAACGGATGCGGCCTCGGGTTCTCTGTGGAGCGGCAGTTCGTCAACAAACTCCCCACGGTCTCTGATGAGATGCACCCCACGGACACAGTCATCCATGTGCGTGACAGCCGTATTGGGTGGGCAAAAGCCTTCAAGGAACTGATCTCCCTGCTTTACAGCGGGCAGGTGCCTAGGTGGGACGTCAGCGGCGTGCGGCTCAAGGGGGCCCGACTCAAGACTTTTGGTGGACGAGCCAGCGGGCCTGCGCCCCTCGTGGACCTGTTCAACTTCACTGTGGCCACGTTCAGCAAGGCCAAAGGCCGCAAACTCAACTCACTCGAGTGCCATGACCTCATGTGCAAGATTGGCGATGTCGTCGTCGCTGGAGGCACCCGACGTTCTGCCCTACTTTCCTTGAGCAACCTGTCTGACGATCGCATGCGTGGCGCCAAGACAGGTGACTATCGCACAAACCATCCACATCGAGACCTGAGCAACAACTCAGTCTGCTACACGGAGAAGCCGGACCTATCAGCCTTTATGGACGAGTGGATGTCCATGTACCGCAGTTACAGCGGGGAACGGGGCATTTTCAACCGTACCTCTGCAGACCTCAAGGTAGCCGAGAATGGCCGCCGTGAGACAGGGTGGGAGTGGGGGTGCAACCCTTGCAGTGAGATCCTTCTCCGCTCGATGCAAATGTGCAACCTTTCTGAGGTCGTTGTCCGCTTCGGGGACACCCTGGAGGACCTGCTGCGCAAGGTCGAGGTCGCTACCATCTTGGGCACACTCCAGTCCACCGTTACGGAGTTCAAGTACCTGCGTAAGAAGTGGCAGCAGAACTGCGAGGAGGAGCGTCTCCTCGGCGTGAGTCTGACTGGCATCATGGATCACGCAATCCTTGGGGATCACACGAACCCCGAACTTCCGGAAATGCTTGAAAAGCTCCGGGACCATGCAATCGAGGTCAACAAGAAGTGGGCTAAGAAACTAGGCATCAACCAGTCCACCGCCGTCACTGCAGTCAAGCCCTCCGGAACTGTTAGCCAACTGGTGAACTCAGCCTCTGGTATTCACCCACGTTACAGCACCTACTACATCCGACGTGTGCGCATCGCAAAGACGGATCCTGTGTTCGACTTCCTATCCTTGCAGGGCGTGCCTGTGGAGGATGATGTGCACCGAGACAACACTGCCGTGTTCTCGTTCCCCATTCATGCCCCAGAGGGGGCGGTCACCGCACGAGACATGAGCGCGCTCGACCAACTCAACCTGTGGAAGATCTACCAGGACCATTGGTGCGAGCACAAGCCCTCATGCACCGTGTACTACTCGGATGATGAGTTCCTCGCAGTCGGAGCCTGGATTTGGGAGAACTTTGATTCCATCTCAGGCATCTCGTTCCTGCCCCGTGAGGATGGCGACCATGTATACCAGCAGGCTCCTTACGAGCGCATCGACAAGGATGCCTACGAGCAGCTCCGGGCCGCTATGCCTGCCATCGATTGGGGCCAGCTTCCCCTTTACGAGAAAGAGGATACCACCACGAGTTCACACGAACTCGCCTGTGTGGGCAACGTTTGTGAGTTGGTGGACATCGAGTCCTAACCATAGTAAGATATCTACGTAAGGAAATACCAACATGAGCCTGTTTCTAGACGCCACACTGGCATTCACTCCGCCCGCTGCGGGCACCCCTGGCTACGAGCGGGTCACTGGAGCTAGCGGAGTTGCTGCTCCCTACAGCACTCGACTGACACGGGATAAGGGGATCACTATCATGACGGGCGCCGCGCCTTGCCGCATTCGCTTCACAAATGACCGGGCCGATGTTGCAACGTCAACTGACTTCCGGTTGCCTCCAAACGCGGTGATTACCTTCCGAAACGTGCCTGACAAGGTGTACCTCAACTTCATTGGGGATGGCGCAGTTACCTACGAAGCATTCGTTTGGCCGTCCGATCGATAACGCCTCCACCATCTTCAAAGGGACAATATGCCTAGATCACTAGAGCAAGTACAGGACGAGATCCTCCGAGTTGCAAAGGACCTGGATCTTGATCCAAGGTCTCCCTTATTCTCGCGGCGCACGTTCCTGAAGAGTGACCCCGACGTTACTCGGCATGATATCGAGCAATACGGTGGGTGGGCAAAGGTCAAGGCGGATGCAGCCCATGTGGCTGGACTCGAGGTCAAGACCAATGGTCCCGAGACTCGGGGCGTTGAACTGCGTAACAACTACGTGCGCCGGCTCGAGCGCATCGTGGGCGCCAAGGATTACTTCGGAGATCGTCTTGCTGAGACGATGGAGAAGACGATCAAGGCAAACCCAGTCAAGCTGAACAAGGGCGCCTACAAGACCTCGCGGTCCAAGGCCAAGCCCAACCAGGCATTGACGTTGGTGTGGAGTGACCTTCACTTTGGAGTGGACGTAAACGACTTTGAGGTGCTTGGCAGCAACTTCAACTGGACGATCGCCGCCCGCCGAATGGCGATGCTGTGCGTTGAGGCCGTCGAGCACGGGGCCAACTCGGACGTCAAAGAGCTTCGAGTCGTTCTCAACGGGGACATCATGCAGGGCGTCATCCACTTGGACGACACCAACATCAAGCCCATGACAGAGCAAATCTGGGCAGCAGCTAGCATCCTCATCGCTGCCATCGACTACCTCAGTCAGCACTTTGTCAACGTGACGGTGGTGTGCCTGCCCGGCAATCACGATCGCATGACCTATAAGAACAGCTCTCGGGAGCTGTCTCAACGGTGGGACAGTCATGCCCACAGCCTGTACCTGGCCCTGATGCTGACGTTCAAGAACACCAAGGTGGAGTTTGACATCCCGTCTGCGGGCATCGCCTTTGTGGATGACCTCAACGGGGGCCTGATTATGGCCTCTCACGGCGACACTGCCCCGGATTCGAAGAACGTATCTCGAAGTATCTCAGTAGGCCACATGGCCGACACGCTCCTGCGGATTCAGGAGTCCAAGGTCATCAACAAGAAGATCTCGGTGGCAATCTTTGGCCATTGGCACACTCCCACTGTGCAGATGCTCCCCAATGGAGCTTGCCTCATCGTGAACGGTTCGCTGATTGGTGGAGAGCCTTTCGGGCAGAACGGCATCGGCACGTTCAATCCAGAACCCGCTCAGATCATGTTCATATCCCGCACGGGCCGGCCTGTGAGTAATGTCTCCATCGTGTGCGTACGGGAAGCGGATGATGACACAGAACTGGACAAGGTCATCCCAACTCCCAAGTTTATCCACAACGGAAAGATGTCGGTGTAGAATATGACGTTGATTCTCGCAGCACGTGGGGCCGAAGGGGACGCAATCCTCGCAGGCGATCGCTACCTGGGAGAGCCAACTTCGCCCATATTTGATCTATTGGCGGTGCCTAAGATCTCCCAAGTCTTTGGTGGGGAGGCGTGGTTTGGTTACGCCGGAGACCCCACCAACATGGACCAACTGATAGAACTGATGGCGGGCCACTCAGGCACCCTGTCTCTGTTCACCAAGATCGCCCGCAAGCAGATGCCCGAGGAGCGTCCTGACATCTCAGGGCTCCTTGTCTGGGGGAAGGATATCTACTACATGGACGAGGGGTACGCATGGTTCCAGACCTCACGCCCCTTTGCAGCCATCGGTATTGGTAGAGACTTCGCCATGGGCTCACTGGCCTATGCTGCCAAGACAGGTGCCCTGTCCCGCAACCCGCTTCTTGCGATCCAGCGTACAATGGCGCTTGCTGCGTCTCACAGTGACGGAATCAAGCCGCCATTCGACTACTCCGTAGATTAGGTACTTGGCATAGGCTGAGTACGGTGCTATGTTCCTGAAATGAACAAAGCAATCCCCCTGCTCGAAGAACTAATCGAATCCGAAGACGTCAACCCAGAGGAGCAAGAGACCCTGGTGTGGACTATTGAGGCTGTTCTATGCGTCCAGACGCTGTGGAGTATGATCTCCGAACTGGCTGACGTGTCCCCCGAAGAGTCAGCTGGCTACTCCGACTCCGACAAGGTGGAGGCCATTCTGGAGGCCGTGTCTCAGATCGGCAACGAACTTGCCGCGGCAGTCATGCTCCTGGCCAACGCAGACGACTCCATTGCTGAGGCCCTTCGCACGATGGGCAACAACTACCAGTCCCATACACCGGACCCCAAGGCCGGCGCGATGATCAAAGAGGCCCACGACCGCCTTGCGGACAAGGTTGAAATGACCCGCAAAATCCGGGATATGACAGCAATCGTGCAGCCTCGCGCCCAGCGAAAGTAGTTTTACTCTTGACACGTGCCCCAGGCCCGCTAAGTTTGGGTCATGGAGGACGAGTAATGGGCGCAATGCAAGATGCACTGCTGTCTGCAGTGGATAAGGGATACAGGGTCGAGGGCAAGTACGTGATTGGGCCCGCTAGAAGGCCGCTCAAGCTCCTGGTGTCTAGGAAGGGCTACCCCCGATTCAAGGTGCGCCACGCTGGGGAGTCCCACTTCGTAGCCGTACACAGGCTCGTGGCGTTCTTTGCCTGGGGGGAAACTATTTTTGAAGAAGGTATCGTAGTGCGTCACATGGATGGGAACAAGCACAACTTCCATGTAAGCAATCTACAACTTGGGACAGTCAGAGACAACTCGCTGGATGAGCCCTTGGAACTTCGAGTGGCCCGTGCCAAGCACGCAGCAGCTGAACGCAAGCTCAGCCAAGCAACACAGGACACCATAGTCAACCTAAGAAAATGCGGGCACACATACGCATACATCGCCAAAGAACTAGGCATTTCTCACTCCTGTGCCCACAGGTATGGTAAGATGCCGTAACTGATTTCTCAGAGCGTGGGCCAATCTGGTAGGCCGCCTGTTTTGGATACAGGAGATTGCAGGTTCAAATCCTGCCGCTTTGACCGAGAGCCCCGGTTCTCTACTCCCCGTTCGTCTAATGGCTAAGACGTTGGTTTTTGGTGCCAACTATCTCCGTTCGAATCGGAGGCGGGGGTCCAGTTTTGATCCATGCTATAATGGCTAAATGAGCCAGGGAGAAGTGTGGTATTATCGGGACTTTCGATCTGAAGAGATCGTAGGTCCCTTTTTCTATGGGGTCGCCAACGAACAGGCCCGTCGCTACAGTGAAGACAACGACTCCGGCCTAGCTGAGTTGATGGTCGAGGGCCCCAATGGCCTTGAGGTCTACTACACCTATGTCCGGGGCCGCCAGACTCTTCGGGGTAAAGCGGCGCGCGACGCTTCCGCGCACAACAAGCCTCCCTACTTATGAACTCCCTCCTAACCAGTTTTATCGAGAACATAGTGGGCCTAACTAGCGTGGGTGTTCTTCTCATCACATTGCTGGCGGTGTACGGCATCCATAGACTGAAGGTGCGGCTCGACAAGACCGCGGACTACAAGCGCTACAAGGACTTCGTGGATACCATGTCCGAGGGCCACTACGAGTGGACTCCGGGAGCTGGCGTTCGGTGGAGCAGCGGTCGACACCACGCCGCCTTGGGCTATGTGGACATCCTCCCAGAGGTTGACGACTGGCTGTGCCTAATCCACAAGGATGACCGCCCAGCCGTACAGGCAGCTTTCGATCGCTGTGTAATGTACGGAGAGCCTTACCAGCAGATTGTGCGCGCCCGAAAAGTGTCTGGAGAGTGGACGTACCACCTAGACATGGGAATGCCGTTCTTTGATGACGACGGACAGGTGTGCATGGTGATGGGCACTCACATGGACGTGAGTGAACTTGTGGAGGCACAGAACAGACTGAAGATGGCCCATTCCGAACGAGACCAGTTCACCTTCATCGCCTCCCACGACCTGAAGGAGCCCATCCGCACCATGATGATGTGTGCAGATGTGATCATCGATCCAGAGACGCCTGAGGACGTCAGGAAGGACTTCGCCGAGCAACTGATCAAGAGTGGGCACAAGGGCTTCTCCGTCATCGAGTCGTTTGTGAAGTTTGCGAAAATAGGAGTAGAGATCGACCCCGTCCCAGTGTCCCTCAGTTTGGTGGTGTCCGACGCTCTTCAGACCTACAAGAACCGCATCGAGACAACACAGCCTGAGTTGACCATTGATGTGCCTGAGGAACTACATGTCAAGGGGGAGCATGCCCTACTCATTCAGGTAGTTGAGAATGTCCTAGGAAATGCCCTAAAGTTCAGTTCAAAGGTAGAAAAACCAAGTATTGATATTAGTGCTAAACTGAAGTATCCTTATGTAGTACTAAGTGTGACAGACAATGGAATAGGTATAAGTTCAGAATACGTAGACAAGGTGGGTCAGGCTTGTTTCAAGCTCAATCCGGAGCGCGAGTTCTCAGGCTCCGGTTTAGGCCTCACTCTAGTGAAGAAGATCGTCGAGTCACATCACGGCAAGATAGAAGTCAGTAGTCGAGGGATTGGCCACGGAACTGAGGTGCGAGTGCACCTTCCATTCGCAGAAAGCTCCACATGATCAGAGTGCTGCTCATCGAGGACAGTGAGACGGACATCAAGTTCGTTAAGAACGCTTTTCGGAACCTACCCTTTGAGTTCATTGTGGCTCGAGACGGCGAAGAAGGGCTCATATTGGCAGAGGAATCCTATCCCGACCTCATATTCCTCGACATCAACCTTCCCAAGATCCGCGGGGATAAAGTGTTGGAACTGCTCAAAAAGTTCCCTACGACAAGATCCATACCCGTGGTTGTCCTCACAAGTTCCACCAATACCGACCACATTCGAGCCGCCTACAACCTCCAGTGCGCTGCATACATGTCTAAGCCAGCCACGCCCGCGAAGTTCAAAGAGTTCGCCAAGGCCGCCGACACATGGTGGGTCCACAACATATCCCTCCCCTAGATCCCATGCGTACCCGTTCTGAAAGAAAGACTGTGAACCTATGCAGCCTTGCCGATGACTCGTGCAAGGACAAACTCTCGTGGGCATTGGAAAGCGTAGACTCCGGACAAAAGCTTCAGGTGTGTGATACTCACCTCGCCAACGCGATCCGCACACTAGGCACCCCCGCACGGGTGGAGCCCTTCAAAGGAGCTTAGTCATGGCTGCTAGAGACCGACACAACAAGAACTGCCGCTACGACAAAGAGGTCCCATGCGTGATCAAGCGTCAACGCAGGAGCGAGCGGCAGAAGGCACGGATCTCCCTAAAAAAGGGCGAGGAAGACAAGATTGAGCGCTTTAGGTCTACACAGGGCTGGTGTTCATGGTAGACTCAGGGTTCCGGGAGTAGTCTAAAGGAAAGACGGCTCATTCCAAGCGCCGGATTAAGTTACCGGCGAACCTTTGGGGTGGGAAGATGTAGCCTCGAACGTTACCTCCCGTTCCAACTCATGCTGTTCGCCCTCTCATCCCTAACCGCCGCGATGCTCCAGGCCACCAACCTGTGGAGTATGTCGAAGGGCCACATCCCCCACCTCCGCCTCTTTATCACCTACGTGATGTACGGGGGCGTCGAGCTTTGGCTGGCTCTTAGGGACCCTTATCAGCGATGGCTCCTGGTGTTTGTGGTTCTGGACGCGTGGTGCGCTACGATGGCCGTTGTGGGGATGGTCAGGCAGTTTAGGCTCAAGTACCGCGCTTAGAGCCATACTCACACAGACTCAAATGTGCTACTATTGGGAAATGAACATCCCAGTTGAGATACTTCTAGTGGAAGACAATGTTGACGATGCGGAGCTGCTCAAGAGCAAACTGCGTCGTACGCAGATCTTGCGCGCGAACGTCACACAGGCTGGGTGGCTCTCTACGGCTCTCCAGGCACTGAGCACTCGAACTTTTGATATCATCCTATTGGATCTCACTCTTGAGGACTCCAGCGGGGTAGATACTGCTGTGAGCGTGATCCGGGCGGCGCCCAACGTGCCTGTGCTCGTCCTGTCAGGACGTGACGACCTCCAAGTCTCAATGAACTCCGTTTCGGCCGGGGCCCAGTCGTTCATTGTCAAGAACCACGACATCGCTCCCGAGATGCTGGAGCGAGAGATCATCTACGCACTCAAGCGTAAGCACCGTGAGACTCAGGCCAAGCGGATGCTTCTCGAGTCGCACTCCAACCTGAACGCGGGAGAGTTTACCGGGGCCACCGCCCTGTCTCCTCACATCGACCTCTTTGAGGACATGTTCCACAAGATCAAGGAGTACTTGGTCCTCAACTCCCCTAGTGCGTACGATCGCGTCGTTGAGATCCTAGAGGCGGGCGGGGTCGACAGTGCCCTTCAAGACGCCCGCTCCCTAATGTCCCTGTACCAGGAGCGCACAACCAAGCCTCCGCCTTCTCCAGCCCTGCAAGCACTTCAGAAACGTATCAAGTCCAGCCCAGATATCAACACGCCAGTAGCCGCCAAGGAGGCCATCAGTGAGGTATTGACACAGTGGGACGACGATATTTGGGGGACTAAGTAATGCAAGAAAAGACACTACTAGAGCACACCGCTGAGATCACCCGACTCAAGGAAAAACAGACTGAGTTGCTCTTCAAGCTTGCCGCACTTGAGGGACTGGCTCTTCGTGGGGACGGGGAGAACTCCGACCAAGGCCGTAAGATCGCTGACCTTGTGGAGAAGTTCAAGGTCTTCGTTTCGCGTAACGAAGTGTTAATAAACTCCCTGGAGGACAGGGTTGTGAAACTTGAGGGCACCGTCAAGGCCAACGCAGACGAGCAAGGCAAACACCACCGAGAGTTCATGCTTCTCAAGGGCACTCTTGAGGGCCAGCGTGTGGCAGAAGCAACTGGACGCCACCGACTGGCCGAGGTGCGGGCTGAGATCGATCGGACCACGCCCATGGGCGAGGATTCGGCAATAAAGGCATTCATGAGCAAGAATGGCCCCATGATGGGATTGATTGCCATCGTGACCACCCTGGTACATCTCGTAGTTTATCTGGTTGAAAGACTAGTTCCATAGTATAATGATAGCTTAACCGGTTTTTGTTCACTTATAAGTATTGGAGTAGTTATAAATGGCTGCAGTAGTAGATAGCGATTACTCTATCTCCGCAAATGGTGACATCCGTTACACGGGTACAACCACAAATAACACCGTCATCGAGTTTCACCGATGGCTACAGGCCAAGGCTGACGACGCTGTTGCTGCGCCTAATGACCTTCTTGATATCACAAATGATACGCCCTCCGAGCGTTCGACGGATAACATTATCACGCTGAACGCGCCGTACAATATTGACGACACGCTTGCAGAACACCTCTACGACGGATCTATTATCCAGGATGGCGGAGATACTATCTATGATGGTATCGTAAACTTTGGTAATGCCACACACATCGCAGTCATCCATTTAGAGGCTACACTTGCACTAGTGTCCGCGCGCCTTTCCACCATGGAGGAGCGTGAGAGGATTGCCTTTGCCAAATCCAGAGGTAACGGGCCCACTGGATAGGTGGAGTAAGCATGGCGCTACAAATAAACTGGCTGACGAGAGTCATCACTGTGCCCCGTGCTGATCTTACTCTCATATCTGCGGGCCCTCCGGAGGTTCGACAGCTGGACATCAACGCGTTTAGGCTAGAACTAAAAGCTATTGAGGCAAGTGAAGAGGGTGAGCCTTTTGAGGACACCCATCAACACAACACATCTGTGAACCTTTCAGGCGTTACATTTGCTAGAACTGTTGAGATTATCAATGGCTACACAGTGACCTTTGAGGACGGGCAGTACGCTGTGAACTTAGTTGGGGCCAACTCCAATATTGCAGATGTGGCTAATGTCAACCAAGTGTCTATCCGGTCTTTCAACGCCGCAGGGCTAATCTCTGTCACAAGCGGGTCGGGCTTGGATGTTACTCAAGCAGCGCAACTTGCCCAGGTATCAGGTGACACTACCGCCATACTTGCAGACACGGACACCTTGAAGACCTCCGTCACTGCACTACAGGCCGAATCCGCAGTCCTCATACTGGACACAAGTGTGATCAAGAAACACCTACAGAATAGGCTTGAGGTGGACTTCACTGCACAAGAGCTTGTCTTATATGACGACGATGGGGTCACCCCTCTCAGACGCTGGCCCATTGAAACGGCTGGTGGGGAGAATGTGACTACGGGAACTGGCGTGCAAACTAAGAGAAAGGCCAACATCATATGATGCAGGGCCTAAATACCCTGGGTGGTGCGATCACCCAGAACCTAAACGCACCAGGACCAGGGTTTTTTGACACAATCGTCATTAGGCCTCCTACGGCCCCCACCCGTCCAAGGCCTATTGTGGTACAATGGCCTGCTAGCCATGTTGTGGAGTTTGCCCCCATCTGGCGAGTGCTCGACCTGAGTGGGATTACTAGTTCCGTAAGAGAATCAAAGAACTTCACAAAGATGGGTTTGGTATACCTGAATGGCAATCTTGCCAAGCAAGACACTTTAGTCCGCATAGGAAATCTGTTCACACTCGAGGTAAGGCTGCCTAATGGGATGTCCATGTCCCGGCACATACTCCTAGTACACAGGCCTTACCACCGAAAGCCAAGAAGCATATGAGACGACTACTCCCCTACATTTGGACTTGGCCTCTTGACGTCCCCCTTTGGATCCTTTGGATCCTTCCATTCCGAGCGGCGTGGGGCCGCGACCTTCGGTGGGAAGAGGGCTCGTTGGCCTTCACCCTCAAGGAGGACAGTTGGCCCATGCGCACGTGGTACAAGGACTGGAGTGGCACATCCATCGGTCATGCGCTCATGTACGCCCCTCACGTGAAGCCCGCAGCAGACGGAACGCTTCACCGAATCACGGTGCATGAGCAGTTCCACGTAAAGCAGTTCGAGAGCATCACGCTAGGATCTTTCCTCTGGGCTTGGGTGCCTTTTGGCGTCTTAGCAGCTTATGGGCATTGGACGGCAGCGTTTGTTTGCGGTAGTATCCTATGGTTGGGCGCGACTCTTCAACACGCAGTAGGTAACTGGCTATGTGCCTGGATCCGAGGAGAGCGAGCCTACCGCGATAGCTACCATGAGCAAGCTGCTTATGCCGTAGATTACAAGTACCAACAAACGGGTAAGCGCATCACATAGCGCTTAGAAGGACAAACATGAGACCACAAGACCGACGACCACAAATCGACCCTAAGACCCTACACAAGCGACGACGGCGCCCAGAGGGCCCAAAGCCCCCTGCCTTCTCAGCGATCAACCGAGTTGACGCTGCCGGCAGGACACTCGCTCCTGGAGGCTACACGGTGGCTGGCCAGGAGTCTCGAGGGTTTGAGACATTCACTCGCTACGTGATGGCCCACCAGGCCATCGAGATGGTGGTGAATCCAAAGAAGGACCGAGCATTTCGTGTGCTTCGGGGCTCCTGTATCATTGAGACACTGGAGGGCGATGACAAGACCTCGGTCGCAACAGGCATCGAGACTGGGGACGAAGTTCTTGTTCCTGGTGGCACCCCGCATCGAGTGGTGACAGTGGGCTCCTTCGTCGAGTTGCTCGTCATCCAGGCGTACAAGTACGAGGCTGCTCTTGAGCAACTAGAGGACGCCATTGTTACGGGTGACCCAATCACTGAGGTCGAACTAATGTCGCCTGACGAGATTCGGGCACAATCGAACCCTAACCTGCCTCGTCGTCGCCCCTACGGCATGCAAAAAGCCCAGGAGCAGCAGTTGGAGGTCTTCAAGACCTTCAAGCCTGATGCCGTTCCGCAAGGCCCGCCGCCCGTCGTGCCCCAAGGCTCCGTTCCCATCAACATCCGCCCAACCGGCGGCGCTGACCTAGACCCTTCTCTCGCTGGCTAACGTATGAATCTCTTTCTTCACCCCGCCCTGTTCAAATCTGTTGGCGCCGATGGCGAACGCGGCCTTGTGGGCGTGGGTGAGGGAGAGCTTCTTGAAAAGGCTAAGGGTTATCAGGGCAAGGGAGGTGGGCGTGGTGCCTACAAGACTCCGGACAAGCCGGCAAGCCCTAAGTTGACCGTCAAGACTGGCACCATAAAGCCCCCAAGCAACGTAGCAGGCCCAGGCATGGCCGAACCCAAGGCAGGTGGAGCTGCTGACCCATCACCTAGTGCCCCGGCAGCAAAGAACCCCGCCTGTCCTTACGGGGGAGGCAAGGAATGCATCTCCCATGGAGGAAACGGCGCGGCTACTCATGCCCCTGACAGTGAGTCAGCTAAGGCCCATGCTGCCTTCAAGGCCAAGGGACCTGAGGAGAAAGAGGACAGCCCAGAGGCTGAAACTCCCGGTGAGCAGGCTGCTACAGACAAGGCCACGGCCGAGACGGCATCTCGAAACGAAGAGGCTAACAAGGACCCACTTCACCAGAAGAAGAACGATCAGCAGGCATTCACCAACGGGGAGCACGGCCGCACTGACGACCCAATGGAGATGTACCAGCAGGCTGCGGCAGCCGAGAAAGCGGGAGACTCAAAACAGGCGGAGGCTCTGAGGCAGCAAGCGCAAGCAAGCATAGAAAGTCCTGGTGACCACCAGTTCATGTCAGAGCGACTCAAGAACGCGGGCATGCACAAGGAGGCCCAAGCACATGAGAAGGCACACAAAGAGGGACTGAAGGCTGCTGTCGGTGAGAAGGCTAAAGCAGCCAATGATAAGTTCCAGAACACTCCAGACCCTGTCCTAGAAGCTAAGCGCCAAGCAGGGCAAGAGAAGCTCTATGAGCGTAAGATGGCTGATCATGAGGCCAAGCAAGCCAAGGTGGACAAAGAGCGAGCAGACGCTCAGCGCTCCAAGAAGGAGAAGTTTGAGTCTCAGGCCGCCAAGCACCAGGAAGCCAAGGACCGAGCAGACGCCGACGTGAAGGCGGCTACGAAGAAGATTGAGGAAGCCAAGGCAGCCCACTCAGAGGCCAGTGAGAAGCTGAAGGAGGTCAAGGGCCAGAAGCCTTCTTTGAAAAAGGACAAGTCCAACAAGATCCAAAACAAAATCAAGGCCAAGAAGAAGGAGATCGCAGAGCACCGCTTGAACGCTCCCACCTCTGAGAAGGTGGACAGGGCCAAGGACGCACTCGAGGCTCATTCTGCTAAGGAGCCGAAGATCAGTGCAGGCGCAGCCGCCAAGGTCAAGTGGACGGACAAGAAGAATGCCCTAGCTGCCCAGGTCAAGACCGCTCAAAAGGCCCACAAACTAGATAAGCAAGAGCACAAGGCCAAACTCAACAAGATGCAACGGGAGGCGCACGACCTATCCGGAGCCCATGACGAGGCCAAGGCAGCCGAGGCCGCGGAACATCAGGAGGCTTTGAAGGACTGGGAGAAGGAGACTGCAAAGGCCGAAAAGGCCAAGAAGAAGGAAGAGGAGCGCATCTCGGCCATCGAGGGGGCTCGGAAACAAGCTAAGGAAGCTGGGGCCGAGGCTTCTCAAAAGGTCCGTGAGAAGCAGGGTGAAGCCAAGGCCGCTGAGAAGGAAGACAATCAGAAGGCCAAGGAAGAGCAAGCCGCCGCCAAGGCCGAAGAGAAGAAGATGAAGGACGAGGAGCGCGCTCGCATAAAGGCGGACCGAGAGAAGAAGCGGCAAGAGAATGCTGCCAAGAAGAAGGCCAAGCAGGACGAGGGCGACAAGGACCTAGCCCGAGAGACCGTGCAGAAAGACGACGAAGAAAAGGCACGCAAGGAGCAACATGACCGCAGCGGGCCCTCGTACATGAAGCAGGCAATCAACGCAGGAAAGAAGCTTGGCCAAGTCGTCACTGCTCCAGGGGCCACGGTACAGAGTGCGGGCTCCGGCGCCTCAGCCTTGACTTACGCAGGCCAGGGCATTACACAAGCAGGTCACTCTATGTTAGACTCTGTTAGGTCCAGAAAAGCAAGACGATGAAGTTGTATCTCGATAACACCATAAGCAAAGCTCTCGGACAGTCCTCTGGGGCAAAGGAGACTCCTGACGAGAAGCAGGCCATCCAAGCCTACGAGACCTCTTTTGAGAAGGACCCTATTGGGGAAGCCCCAGGAGAGGCAGTGGACAACCAGGATGACAGCAAGCCAGTGAAGAAGGCCCAGCCTTTTGACGGTGGCTTCACGTCCGAGGAGGCCGCTCGCGCCGCTGAGAGCCTTGGTATCGATTTCAACTCGACCTCCTTTGACCTCAGTGCGTTCACACAGGGCATGAACGCCGAACGCGAGCACTCCGACGTGTCTAAGGAGGCGGGCGTCATAGGTAAGATCGCCCACTCGCACCTCAAAGAAGACCCAAAGTACTACGACAAACTTGAGGAGATGGAGAAGTCTGAGGCCTCCAACATTCTCAAGTCGTTTTGCGGAAGCATGGACAAGTACATCCGTAAGGCCGACCCTCTTGAGGAGGAGTTCCTCTTGTCCAAAGGCTTCACAATGAAGGATATACATAGTCCTTCTCTTCGGATAAACTCCACCCTCCGGAGCGAGTTCAACTCTTGGCTGTGCTCTCGCCTCGTCCTTGACCCTCGAGATATCCTAGGAAGATAGCATGGTAGACATCAAAGTAACTGCAGAGGATATCGATCAGGTACATAAGTGGCGTGACGCTACGAGGTCAATCCCGGCGCTCGTACGAGAGGATATCGTCAAGGGCAACTACAAGCCTGCTTCGCCCAAGATGGACTTCAAGGCCCTCCAAGAGGACCCTCTGGCCATCCAGTACAGCATGGGATACAAGGACCGTCGTCACAGTATCTCGTACGACATGGCCCGACACGTTGTGCAGAACTTGTCGCTGCTCAGTTCGATCATCAACACCCGTACGGCACAGATCGCATCTTTTGCCCAGCCGTTTCGCTTGTCGGGCAGTCTGGGCTTTGTGATCAAGCACAAGAACCCCGCCAAGGTCACCACTAAGGGTGAGCGGGAGATGATCCGCAGCATGGAAGCCTTCATGTACAACTGCGGCGCGGAGAAGCCAAACCCTCACAACAAGGGAGAGTACGTCCGGGACGACTTCGAGACCCTCATCAGGAAGCTCGTCCGGGACAGCCTTACCTTCGACCAGGTGTGCGTAGAGATCGTGAACGACCGGCGGGGGCTTCCTTACGAGTTCAAGGCAGTCGACGCCGCAACGATCCGCATGGCTGCTAAGCCTCCAGCCACGTACGACGACGACCCGTGGGGCTACGCAGACCGCGGATTTGTGCACTCCAGCAACCCGTACGCCCGCATTCACGCCGCCCAGAACGACCCAGCGAACAAGAACCCCTCTTACGTCCAGGTCATCAACGGGCAGTTGTTCCGGGCTTTCACTCGTGAAGAGATGGCATTCGGAGTCCGTAACCCCCGAACTGACATTTACGTGCAGGGTTACGGCCACAGCGAGATCGAGCAACTGATCACAATCATCACTGCCCATCTTTACGCGGAGGAATACAACCGCCGCTTCTTCATGAACGCCTGCGTAGCAGGGCATACCCTTGTGCACACGGAAGAGGGTATGACGGAGATCAAGGATCTAGTCGGTAAAACCTTCAAGTCATGGAACGGCGAGGAGTTCGTGGACTCCACAGCAGTCTCGTCCGGCCATAGGACCGCGGTAGTTACTACCCTAAATGGCCTTAACGAGATTACGACCTCACCCGATCACAAGTTCCTTACCTTCAATTCGGAGGGTGACTGCGTGATGGTACCCATCGAGGACTTGAAGGTTGGAGACTATGTAGCGCAGTCAAAGACGGCCGAGGAGTTCGCCCCGTTAGCGCCTGTGCAGGTCGAGGTGGGTACTCATAACAAGTGCCCAGTAAGGACTGTTGGTGACTTGGACGCAGAGTTCTACGAGTTCATCGGATGGCTGGTGGGCGACGGATTTATCTCCAATAACCATGCTAGTTTGAACTCTAAGTTTGATTGCAGATCGTACACAGTACAATGCTGCTTTGGGCCTAAAGATGCTGATGCCCGCGCTAGATTTAGGGAAATGCTCACACGAAGAGACATAAACTTCAATGAGTGCGAAACGGATTACTCTAAGAGCGATGCACATTGGGGCACGAGTGTCGTACACACCCTACAGATTAGGAACAAAGGACTCTTTGAGTTCCTTCGAGACGTAGTGGGTATGAGTGAGAGCAAGTCCCATGAAAAGACCGTTCCCACAAGAGTATTTAAGGAGTCTAAGGAAAACAGGGCTGCATTTCTGCGCGGACTGTTTAGCGCCGACGGGTTCATCAAGAACAAATTCCAAGCACACTTCTGTTCCTCTAGCAAAGAACTGGTTGAGGGGGTACAGCAGGTATTGTGGACATTGGGCATTCGCAGTACCTACAGCCATACCCTAAACAACAGTTCAGGAAGGCAGTGCCACTACGTAAGAGTATCTGACCATTTGGAGTTTGCGGAGCAAGTAGGGTTCATTCTTGACTACAAAAGGCAAGTGTTTCCCAAAGGCTACACCCGAGAGAGAGAGTCTATTCCTAGGCCACTTCAAATGGCACTGTATGAGAAGTTGCTAGGCAAGCCCTGCACTCTAAAGTATTTCTCATACTCAAAACTAAAGGCCGCCGAGAAGCGCCACAACGCGAACCTAGAGGCACTAAAGTATAGTTGGACTAAGATCACTAAGATCGTAGATACGGGCATTGAAATCCCTACCTATGATGTTGTGCAGGCGCACCACAAGCACAGGTGGTCTACAGGGCCTTGTATCGTCTCGAATTCGATGCCAAAGGGCATCCTTGCTATCAAGGGTGACTCCATGGACACCGACATGTTCGAGGGCTTCAAGCGGGAGTGGGAAGCCAACGTCGCAGGCACTGCCAACGCCTTCAAGACGCCCATGATTCAGTCTGAGGCAGGCATCGACTGGATCAACATGAACCCGTCAAACCGGGACATGGAGTACGGCCAATGGGTGGAGTACCTAGTCAAGCTGATCACTGGTGTCTTCCTCTGCGACCCCGCAGAACTGAACTTTGACCTAGCCGGTGGTGTGCAGCAAACTCCACTATTTGAGTCTTCGAGCGAATGGAAGCTCAAGGCGTCTCGCGACCGCGGGCTCAAGCCGCTTCTCCGGTTCTTCAGCAAGTTTTTCAACGACAACATCGTCTCTCGGATGGATGACAACTTCATCTTCGAGTTTGTTGGGCTAGACGAACTTACCGAGCAGGAGAAGCACGAGTTGCACAAAGAGCAACTGGCGTCCTACAAGACCCTCAATGAGATTCGACGCGCCGAAGATCTGCCTGATGTTGAGCACGGCGACCTTGTGCTCAATCCTACCTACATCCAGGCTATGCAGGTCACTCAGCAGATGGAGCAGGCTGAGCAACAGATGCAGCAGGCTGCCCAAGCCGACTCAGCGCCTTCCCAGGAGCAGGGGGACGCCGACGGTGACGGCACCCAGGACCAGGACGAGGGCATTCCAGACTACGCCTCTCAGTTCGTGAAATCCATGGTCAGGGCCCCTCAAATCCTAGAGATCCAGTTGGACGACTACGACACCTGGCTAGATGTGTGGCGTCAATAGCATGGACCTAGTTATCGAAGCGAAGGCGGGCACCAAGCGCCGTGGATACTACAAGCGGATAGACTACGGGTACATCAAGAACACCCTAGGATCTGACGGGGATGAGGTGGATGTGTACGTGGGAACCCACTACGACTCACCCCTCGTGTTCGTGGTGGACCAGATGACGGGCCCGGATTTCACTGAGTTTGACGAGCAAAAGTGCTTTGTGTACTTCCAAGACGAGCAGCAGGTTCGGGACGAGTACCTGGCCCAATACGACGATGACCCTCGAAGGCTGGGGTGCATAAGGGCTGTTCACATAACTTCTTTCCTGCATCAACTCGAGGCTAATCCAGGCCAAATCATAAAGGCATTGATGGTCAACCCTATAAGTGCTAAAATCAAGGTAATCTCTAGTGAGGAATCTATGAACAAGAATCTAAAGGAAGCTATCAATGTACTTGATGGCGTCACTTCCATTGTCAAGGGACTTTCCTCTAAGAAAGAGACTGCGGCACCGGAAGAAAAGGTGGAGAAGGCTCTCACAAGCATGCATGTGCCGCGAGTAGCCCTCAGCGAGCACAGGTCACTCGCGGCCGTGGACATGGAGAACAGCAGAATCGGCACCGTCCGTACCCGCAACGCTGGTGAGCCTCCAGTGGTTCCTGTGCGCTCAATAGCCGCCCAGCCCCTCAGGTCATCCGACCCACGAGGCACCGGAGTGACCTACAAGTCCTGCGGAGCTTGTGGAACGATGCACAAGAGTTTGGCTGAGTGCCCTCGATGCGAGTACACCACTCGAACAGCTCCTACCAAGCTCTCCGCAATCGAAGACTAGTATGAACCTCATCCTACCGGACAGCCTATGTAAGGCCGAGTCGACGCGGGCAAAAGATGGTCCCACACAGACCAACGAGCAGGGAGAGACTCGTGGAGGCAAGTACGCCGCACGCCTGCAGGTGGGGTACGAGAAAGACGGTAGTCCCCGATACAAGTACTTTGAGTCCTTCGACGCCCGAGACAAATACCTCCAGGAGCGCGGCCAGAGGAACGCCGGCAAGGGCGAGGATCTGAAGAACAAGCTCTCAGACGAAAAGCAGAACTCTAAGGAGAAACAGGGACAGACTCCAGGAAAGGTCGAGACGGGAAACCTGTTTGTGTCCACTAAGAAGGACAAGAACAAGGTCGACAAGAAGACTGAGCCCAAGAACAACCCTAAAGACAAAAAGGACAAGAACGACGAAGGCGTCAAAAAGTCCCTACCAGCAGGCACCCCACTCTTCATTTGGCAGATTGATCTATGACTACAAACCTACTCCCCAAAGTCCCCGTCCGCTTCATTGCGGCCAACGATGAACTAGTGAAGAGTATGCCGGGCGCCTCGCGGCGTCACGACATGACAGACTACTCACGTCCAACTGAGTACATCATGGAAGCCCCGAGGGGCAGTATGTACCGCGCACCCGCGAATCGGGCATCGGGTAACCGAATGTTCCGACGCAACCCTGATGGCTCCCTGGCCATCGACTACGCGGTGGGGCAGATCAAGATCGCCATCGTAAAGGTTCGAGACGGCATCCAACTCAACACCGCCGAAGAGGTCGCCCTTTCGTGCGTGTTCCCTGGAGTGTTCTGCTACCTGGACCCTGCAACCGCGGCTTCCTTCCGCAACGTGCAACTCGGCATCTCAGCCGAGGAGCAAATGATGCTCGCTTTTGCAGTTGCGGACCACCTATCGGCGGAAGACGAGTACCGTCTCTCAAACCACGGCCGATAGTGAAGATCAACACAAACCTCAGCGCCACTCAACTCGAGGCTATCTCGAAGGGTGTCGCCAAAGCAGCTCGAAAGATGCTGAAGCCCTACAAGGCGAGCAACCCCGCTGAGAAAGAACTCATGGACGGAATGGACTCGTTGTTTGATGAACTCCTTTCGGACATCTCACTAGACGTCAAAGAAATACTAGGTGAACCAAATGGATAACTGGACAACACGCAAGCCCATGAACATTCAGGGCCTATTCACTCACGAACTTCATGAGCCTGTGAAGGTCCCTGCGAATCGCTGGAAAGCCCAACGAGATGCCGATGGGACTCCCCACACCCGCCACGGCGCAAGCGCACTCCATCCTCCGGATGCGGGCCCTACGCTCGTTATTGGCGACGCACGGCCCGCCATCGCGAAGGCGCTCCCCTCGGTCCCGAAGCGAAAACTTGAAGATGCAGAGGCCGTCGTCAAGGCATTCCTCTCCAAGACGGATCAGGCAGCAGCGGTCTCCAAGTCCAACGAGGTCTCCAAGTCTCTTCGAACTAACGTGGAAGAATCAGGTAAGGCGCTTCTTGCAGCTTTGAACAAGAAGAGGTAAGGTGAGTACACCTTGCTCAAGCCTAATGCACTAGCACGTCTTCGCGCTCGTATTCGAGTTCGCTTCAACTGGTTTCTCGCAGCTCTACTTGGCCCCGAGGTCCTCTCCAAAGAGGAACTTATTGAGGTGGTGGAGTTGAAGGCGCTTCCAGATCGCGAAGTCTCGCTTACTGAGCGCTCGTTCCTCTTAGGGCGAATGAAACTGCTGGTGAAGAAGACTGAGTGGAAGGACGTTGACCTCGATAAACTGATGCGGGCAAACAGGTCCCTGTCGGCCTCAGAACGCCTAGCGATTGCCAACGCTCGACAGCAGGCAGCTACACACATCCGCGGGCTCGAGTCAGACTTGTCGGAGGGCGTCTTCACGGGCATTCAGGTCGCCGAGGGCAAAGCGCTCAACAAGGCCACGGTGCAGGGAGTTATCCAGGATGAGGTAGCTCTCGCCGTTCTGTATCAGAAGAGCTACATGGACCTCGCGGCCTCCATGACGAAGCGCCTCGGCACAGTCCTCAACCCTCGATGGATCAAGATCTCTCGGACAGAGCTTCATCGCGCCAAGGTTGCTGGCAGTGTCCAAGCAATCCTCAACAAGGTGGGCCCTTTTGCCAACCTGAACGGTATCGACACCAAGGTTTCCATCGTTCCCAATCCGGACACGTGCCCTGATTGCGCCAGGCACTACCTGGACGCCAAGGGCAATCCCAAGGTGTACTCCCTTCGAGAACTGATCTCTGCGGGCACAAACGCTGATGGCAGTGTGTCCCACAGTAAGAAGAACGGTGTCCACACGCACTGGAAGCCTACACTTCCCCCGCTCCACCCGGCCTGCGCGTGCAGCGTGGTCCCTGTGCCTCCGGGCATGGAGTGGCAGTCAGGCCGCCTCGTGGCCATGGATCTGAAGAAAGCCTTTGGAGACCCGCCAGCACCCAAGCAGCCCCCCTCCATTCCAGGCATCAAGTCCCCCGGACAGAAGACTCCTACGGCGGCGCCCAAGCCTGGGGACACTCCTGGAGATGGCGGCACCGACATGGTGCCCTGCATCTTTGGCGGTGACGAGCGCTGTGCTCGCTACGGAGGCAAACTCGGCTCCAAGCAGCACAAGCGAGGCTCTCAGGCCGACCTGGAGCATCAAAAGGCGAAGGCCCAAGGAGTGGCCCCTTCGGACCCCGAGACGGCCAAGCAGCAGTCCTTCCAGGCTAAGCTGGCCGCTACCGCATGGGACAAGGAAGAGCACCCACACCACGTTGCCCTCGACCACCTCAACAATGGCGTCATTGCCACTAAGGACCGGCTTGGTGAAGAGCAGAAGGGACTACAGGATACCTTCAAGGTGGCAATTGCAGGCAACGGCTCAGCACTATACAAGCCCAACCAGGTATACAGCGAGAAGGCGGCTTCTGGAAACGCCCTTACTGAAGGCAATGCAACCATACCCCACGGTACTGGGGCGTCCAACGAGAAGATTGCGTACAATGTCCACATGGCTTTTGGGCTAACAGACCACGTTCCTCCCACCGCAACTCGCATGGACCAAGGGGTGAATGTCTCTATGCAGAGCTGGCAGGACGGCATGCACAGCTCCGCTACGTACTTCTCGGCCAAGCCAAACCCTCAAGCCAAGGCAGGCAACTCGGTGGATCAGATGATCCAATCTACTCCCCCGAGTAAGCAGGATGCGCTTGTTGAGAAGTTGTCTGAAGGAGCGGTGATGGCCCATGTGCTGAACCACCAAGATCAGCACATGGACAATGTCATGTGGGATCCAGAGAAGCACGACGTCCGGTTCATCGACAACACGGGCATTGGCGGCAATGGAATGATGGCTCCTAAGAACATGATTCACGCCAACCTGCACTCTCTGGGACGCAAACTCAAGGTGCCCGATTCGTTGATGGACAAGATGTCCAAAATGTCGTTTGGAGACATCAAACGCTCCACCGCCGGTATGAAGGATTGGCAGCAGGGACAAACATTCCTGCGAATGCAGTACGTCACGCACCTTCAGCAGACTGAAGGGCACCTGGACTATGACAAGTTTAGGGTGCACTGGGCACACCCCAAGGGCCATGAGTACCCTCGTGCGATCGACGCTTTTTGGCATGGAAAGTCTCCCGGCGCAGACTTCAATGCCCGCACTACCAACAAGACAATGCCCAACGATCTGTTCAACGGGTTTGCGAAGAAATGGATCGCGGAGCACGCCTCAGACCCGTCCTCTCCTCACAATGCAGACGCCCTAGAACTTCAGAAGATTGGGGTGTTTATGCCCTCTACCACGGAAGCAATGCAGAACCCTGACAAGTTTAGGGCGGAAGGCAAGCACCTTGGGCTGGAGGATAAGATCTTCGCAGAGAGCCCAGAGAAACTGTTCCCTTCAGGGGATGCACGACCAGACGCAGATCTCATTCAGTATGCCCCAACTAGCGGTAGGGACATGTCCACTCGAAGAGGTAAGCGAGTGAAGAAAGGGCTTTTTCTTAGACAAGACCTATTGACTGGACATAAGAATGGGTTAGGATAAGGCATGGCTACCAGAGAACACGAGTACGAGTTAAAGATGAACTCAGGCATGAAGGAGACCATTCACGTGTGGTGGGATGGTCAGCGGGTTGCCTGTGACACCCCGCACTTCATGATACGTCTGAAGGAGGCCGATATTGGAGGCAAGACTATCAAGGACGGCATCGAGTTCCTTGAGGTGCTCCCTCAGCGCTACAACAACGGCTACATCAGCATGACGAAGGTAAAGTGAACTTCTCCCACCTAGAAACCTGGTTCGACGACGACAAGTCCGTCGAACTTCTCAACATCCACTACGAGCCCGCTATGTCCGAGAGGAACATTGTGGCGAAGTCGATGTACAACTTCGACCTGGATTCGCAGGACGGGCTCACCAGGCTCATCGAGCTTCTGCCCATCATGGACCCTGAGATCATCAAAGAGGTTTACCAGGAGATCTTTCCAGGGTACCCTATCGACGCCCTCCACGAGCGTATGGCCCGTTTGGAACTGAAGGGATACCTGATGGACTACATTGCCGAGATGGGTGGACCTGTTGTCGAGTTATGAAGATAGTCAGGCATTAGGCATCCTGTGGTCGCAGGAAGACGCAGTATTTGCAGAGGCAAAGACCGCTGCTCCGAAAGAGCGCCCCAAGCCTCCCCAAAATGAGGAGGAGGACGTCAGTAAGGGCTATGACGTTCGCAACCCCTACCTTAGGGCACAAGTAGCCATAAATGTGCTAAAGTCCCTGTCCCAGGTCAAAGGCCTCACCAAACTCAAGTTGCTCAAGCACATGAGTATCAAGGCAATCCGCAATCTCGAAGCCAAGGGAATCCTCGTTCCAGACAAGTCCTCCGGGATATGTTACTATTCAGTAGTTATACCTAGCATGCCAGGCTCATGAAGCTCGTAATATCCGAAGACAACATTGACAAGGCGTTTGGGTTGCCAGAAGGCGTTGACCCAACGCACAAATACGTCTATCGCTCGGGCTCCCACGGCATCTACGACTTCTGGTACAAGGACAGGTTCCTCAACTACTGGCAGTACACCAATGCCCCTGAGCACCATCCAGACTACGATCCCCTAAGTGGTAACGCCATCTTGGTCGCTGACCAGGTGATGCCCAACTTGGCCCCTCAGTTCTATACGGAGGACGGAAGAAAACTTCACGCGTCGCTCCCTATTGACACCGAACTACTTCGCAACGAGGCCTACGACCCAATGAACCCCTCGTCCATATGGTATGGGATGTACGAGGTCGAGGACGGGTCTGTGCGCTTCATGTACCTCGATTCAGACATTCGAGAGAACCTGGACCTTTGGGTCCAGTACAACCTGCGCACCACAGACTCCGGGCTAGTGCGTTACCGCAAATACGCAGCCAAGCTTCTCCAATCCGCACACCCGAAGGATCGTGTCGTCGCGCTGATCCTGATGCTGGTTGACCAAGGCATGTACGACATGTACGAGCTTCTTACGGCCACAGTGGCAGATGTGGAGTACGTGGATTCCACTGTGATCTTCCTAGGAAAGAAGATTGTTCTGGACGTAGTGCTTCTTGACCTATTCACGTCTCTCACCACCGGGAGGGACGGCGAAGAGCCACTGTTCATGCTGGGCACTCGTATGGGCCAACAGCCCATTGGCCCCCGCCACATGCAGTCCATCTTCTCGGCCCTGAGAATCTCACCAGCCTACCTGCTCTTCTGGCACGTCAGCCACCTGTACAGCAAAATCGTGCACCGATTGGCTGCCAACGCTGTGGACATCAAGGACTTCCACGAGATGGCTCTCATCGAGGTTGGGAACGTCCTTGGGACCCCAGACGACATCAGCCACCTGGTTGACCTCCAGTTGCAGCGTGTGCTCAAGCAGAACTATCGAGAAGAAGATGAGCCCCCAATGCTCGACGAGCCCGAAGAAGACACGGCCCCTGAAGGCGACGAGGAAGAGCCTCCTCCGCCCGATGAAGTAGGTAAGTCGCTGACGAAGATCAATCCGGACCCTTTCGGCGTACTCACCGTTTGGGCTGACCTCACAGCCAAGCGCCCCGATGAGATGGACTTCAGTAAGTGGCTCCACTCCATGCCCCTACATGAGGTAACGGAAGCCGAGTTGGAAGACCTACTTCAGCCCACTGAGCCCACTGAGGACGAACTAGCCGAAGACCAGCAGGCTGAGACCGAACAAGAGTCCGGTAGCTCCGAAGATGACCCGCAGCTCCCAGAGGCCGACGAATGATCTTTGACGCACTAGAAGACATCGCCAAGGCCCGCAAGGCAAAGGGCTTGGACAACTGGAAGAAGTTGGAGGCCGTAAGTGAGCACCTGAAGGGCAAGAAGGCCTCTCACATCACGTTCACCACGAGTTACCCCGGCCTAGAGGGCACCAAGAAGTACCTGGGCTCCGCCTCTGGGAATCTCATGTTCCTCCTAGGGTACGTGAACCCAGGATTCTGCCTATCTAAATACCATTGGCGAATCGTAGATCCGAACATCTCGGACAAGGAGATCGCCAAGAAGGAGCACCCTGCCAACCCAGAGTATTGGGCAGCCTCCGGGCTCGAGAGCTTCCCGGAGGGCGATGTAGACGAGGGTACTCCTCATCCCTCCTACTCGAGTGATCCTAAGTCCAGGCAAAAGCAAGCAGCGCTGAAGCAAGAGTCCATCACCGTCAAAAGTGGGTACGGCACCTACACAGCAGTTCCCAGTGAGCAGCGGGTGTACAGCAAGGCCACGGGGCAGGCTTACGGCTGGAAACTCGCCGAAGAGTCCTACTTCGCCGCCAACAACTTGGATTTGTGTGCGGCAATGGATGAGGTGGAGGAGCGTTCGAAGGACGTGGAGAAGTCTCTGCGCCTCCCACTTCAGGAGTTCCACGAGGACACCTACCCTCTCATCAAGAGTCTGTTCCCTCGTCCCGGCAGTGTGGTGCCTATGGGCCAAGGAGTTATGGCCCGTATCTCGCCCGCCAACGTGCACTTTGTAAATGCGAGAACTGGGGAGCCAGTAAGTATCTCACTGTTTGATCGGGACTACACGTTCTTTGACATCACCAAGGGAGGAGACGTACATCCTTCCCTACTCATATCTTTTGCTAACCACGTCCTGGGGTTGGCCACTTTTTCTCTCTTAGAGTTCACTCAGGACGAATAAATGTCAACACTGTGCTGCACCCATTGTGGAGAGCAGGTGCTCAAGTCGATGCCCGACGGCTCGGCCAAGCTTCGCTCAAAAGTCATCATTCTCAAGGGAAATACGTCAGTCGTAGTCTGTAAGGGCTGTGGGTCAGACATACCCTTCCCCCTGTCCATAGATGACACACTGGTCAAGAGTATGCTAAAGTCTTCTAGGTTGAAACTTTTTATAAGAAAGTAGTTGACGGACAGATCTCCTTATATTACTATTGGCGTAGTGAAATAATCAGTGTCTCCAATAAAGGGAGAGCGAACCTTGGTCATCGAGGTTGCTCTCCTTTTTTGTTTTTCATTGAAAGTACCATTTTGAACGGTTGGAATGACGAAAACACTTTTACCTTTTGGCTTCCTTGCCAAGTGCTCTCTAAGGGCGGCAAGGACGGTAAACCTAAGGTGGATGCAAAGGGGCGCAGGTGGATCCAAGGGATCGCCTCGACTTCCGCACGTGACCTCCAAGGTGAGGTCGTAGACCAAGCAGGTCTAGACTTCTCCTACTTCCTTAAGCGGGGATACTTCAACTGGGACCATAAGCCCGGTGAAGACAATCGAGTGGGTGAGCCCACTGAAGCGAAGATTACCAAAAATGGCCTATGGGTAAAGGGCTACCTCTACCCCGCCGGCCTAAAGAAGACCGCAGATGACATCTGGGAGCATATGCACGCCGTTCAGGCTGCAGGCTCCAACCGCAAGATGGGCTTCTCCATTCAGGGGAAGGTCCAACGACGCGAAGGCAGCACCATCAAGAAGTGCTGGATCCAAGAAGTGGCAGTGACGAGCTGTCCCGTGAACACCACCACGTGGGCCGAGATTGCCAAGAGCCTCTCCGCCCAAGGTTGGGACCCCTCACAGTCGCACGAAGACGACGATGAGGAAAAGGCACTGACTGTTGGAGCCGGAGGAAACCCTCTTGTTCCAGAGTCTTTGGACTCCGATGTGAAGGACGTTAGAACTCAAAAGTCCCTCTCGTTTGACGAGTCCGTGAAGTTGGTTGAGTCCACATTGAACATAGATCGTGTCGCGGCAGATAATATTGCGCGCGTCATTTTTAGTTATTTAGGTAAGGAGCAATAATATGAGTGAGCAAAATGTAAATCAAGGCGATTTTGCAAAGGCTCTTAGCGACCTCCGGGATCTCTCGAAGGGACACTCCTCACGCGGCACGAAGCCAACTGAGGTCGAGTCCATGAAGGATGGTTCCAAGGGCGCAGGATCCAGTGCAGGCGCAACACAGCACTCCAGCGCGGGTGCGAACTCGAGCCGCGAGGGCTGGGCCGGATCGGACTGGAGCAAGGTCTCGGACAACGGTCCAGGCGTTGACTCGGTTTCCGAGAACGGCACCGACTATTCGCCCCAGGGCAAGGTCATGAAGGGCATCACGGCTAAGATCCTCAAGGGTGAAGAGCTGACTGTCAAGGAAGCAGCGTTCTTCGCCAAGGCGATGGCGTTCGCAGGTAAGGACGACGAGAAGGAAGATGCCGAGAAGGGCCTTCCTCCGCAGTTCAAGAAGAAGGACGACGAGGACGAGGACGAGGACGACAAGAAGGACATGAACAAGTCCCTTGCCGACTTTGCCGCTGAAGACGAGGACGTCTCAAAGGGCTTCGAAGTCTCAGAGTTCCTTGCATCTTTTGGTGATGTGCTCTCAAAGGCGATTGCAGCCTCCGAGCAACGCACCGTCGCGAAGATCATGAATGCCCTCGGCACCATGCAGTCGGACGACGCTCAGTTCAAGAAGAGCCTAGCGAACGCAGTCGTGTCGCTTGGCGAGGCCGTCACAGGCGTCGCAGCTCGACAAGAAGCGATTGAGTCGACTCCAGCCAACGGTTTCCGTTCGGTGGAGAACATTCAAGCGATCGAAAAGGGCGGATACGCCCCACAAGGCCAGCAAATCAGCAAGGCCCTCATCGAGAGCACAATCAGCGAGCTAGTCCAAAAGGGACAATGCTCGGTTCACGAAGCGGTTAGCTACAACACAAATGGTCACATGTCGGATGCTCTTGCAGCTAAGGTCCGCCAGGCCGTAGGTCAATAAGGAGAGAATCAGATGTCTATCGGTCTAAATCAGTTTTCAAAGAGTGGTGGCTACGAAGGCCACGGCGCGACAAATGCCCAAGAAGTGGAATCACTTCAAAAGGCACTTGAGGCAGGTTACCAAGTCGGCGCAGGCCGCACTGGTGGCTCGAGCCTTCGCGTTGAGAGTCTCGAGTTGTCGCTCAAGGTCCTCACTCACACATCAAGCCACATCAAGCTCTGGAAGAAAATCTTCAAGAGCCCCGCATACAGCACGGTTGAGGAATACAACCAGTTGAGCGACTACGGCGGACAGGCGACTCCATGGACGCGAGAGGGTGAACTCCCGCAGGCCAGCGATTCGTCCTACAGCCGTCAAACCAAACTCGTTAAGTTCCTAGGAACTGTGCGTGAGGTTACTCACCAGGCATCACTTGTGACACCTGCCCACGGCGACCTAATCGCCCTCGAGAACCAAAACGGCATCATGCACCTCATGGAGCAAATCGAGCGAAGCCTGTTCACAGGTGACTCCTCGCTTGCCTTTGATGGTGAAGCCGAGCAGTGGGACGGTCTTGACTCGCTCATCGACCCCACTTCGGTGCTTGACCTTGAGGGCCACGCTGCTCAAGAAGCCGACATTGAAGAGGCCACCAACATCGTTCTTGAGAACTTCGGTTTCCCAACGGACTTCTTCTCCGGCTTCCGGACCCACAGTGACTTGACCAAGACGTTCTACCCACGTCAGCGCATCCAGATGCCTGCCCCGGTGAACGGTAAGGTCGGCATGACCATCGGCTCGATCGCCACCTCAGCGGGTGACATTGAGATGAACCCCGACGTCTTCATTCAGAAGACTCCTCCAGCTCCTTCGGCAGCTACCAGTTCGAACGCTCCTGCAACTCCTGCGTCCATCGCAGCAGTCGTGGCTGGCGGCGCGACTGATGGTGACTTCGTCAAGGGTGCGGGGGCGGGCGCAAACGAGTACGGTTACGTGGTTACGGCCGCCAACCGCTTCGGCGAGTCAGCTCCTACTGCAGTCCCAGGTGCCCTTACCAGTATCTCGGCCGGCCAGAAGGCTTCCGGTGCGTCGATCACCCTCACCATCACCAACGCGGCCACAATTGGCGCGCAGCCTCCTGAGTACTTCAAGGTCTATCGTTGCCGAGCGCAAGCTTCCGGCGCGGCTGTTCCTTCGAGCCTAGGTGACTACGCCCTGATTGCCAAGATTCCAGCAGCATCGCAAGCTGCAGCTGGCGTCACCACGGTCTCGGACGTGAATCTCACGCTTCCGTTCACCAGCACAGCCTACATCGGAGAGATGACGCCTAGCGTCCTTACCTTCCGTCAGCTGATGCCGATGATGAAGATGGACCTTGCGGTGCTTAGCCCCGCATACCGCTGGATGATCCTCCTGTACGGTACACCCATCATGTTCGCTCGTAAGAAGTGGATCCGCCTGATCAACATCGGCGCCCTCGAAACCCGCAGCTAATAGCTGAGTAGGGCGGGGGAAACTCCGCCCTACTCTTCTTTCCATTCCCTTCCCAATGAAGAAGTACAACTCGATATCCCAATGGTCAGAAGGCGCAGCCGACTTACGCAAAGATATCAAGCCTAGTTCGCTAGAACAGGTCCTTGGGAAGGTAATGGAGAGTGACAAGCCAAGATCAAGAGCAACTGAAGGACAAGGTATGAAGAGAATCAAAGTACGAAGCAACTCCGCCCGATCTAGCACCCAGGTGTTTGGTGACCGCGGTGAACTAGTGCTCAAGTTTGACTCAGAGGGAGTTGCCTCTTTCCCCGAAAACCAGCTTCCGCTGATGAAGAGTATTGCTCGGGTTCGCCCTGGCCGCTACACGTTCATCGACGAGGCTGAGGCCCCTAAGAGCCCAATGCCCTCGGAAGAGGCGCTGGAGGTTCTTGCCAAGCTCAAGGCCGCTGAGGCCGACGATGCTGCTGAAGAGGCAAAAGCTGCTGAAGGGGCAAAAGTTGCTGACGAAGAGGCTGCTAAGGCTGAAGAGGCAAAAGTTGCTGAAGAGGCAAAAGTTGCTGAAGAGGCGGCTAAGGCTGAAGAGGCAAAAGTTGCTGAAGAGGCAAAACCCAAAGAATCACAAAAACCAGCGGCTTCTGGTCGCAAATCAAAGAGTAAGAAGTAGGAGGAGTAAGACATGGCTAATGTACGACTTGTAGTTGGCGATCAGTCCTCGGCGGAAGTGGATCAGTTGCGTAAGTCCCTAAATGGGCTTTTGCATGTGCTTGAGAATCTAGCAGGAACGACCTTTACGGCGTTTGAAGATTTCCAAGAGGCACTAGCGAACACCCTGAATACAGGGGTGGACAGCGACTTTACCACAGCCACGAGTACTGACGCATATGTAGGCACTGGAGCAGAGTTGGTGGGGCTTCGTCCCATGAACCGGCATCCACGTCGCCCAGGTTTTGTTGCCGGAGACACATCGAATGTCAAGGCACTAAGTCTGGATGACGTCAACCAGTAAGAACACCACTTACTGAAGTTAGGGCAGTGTGCTATACTTTGTGTAGTGCACTGCCCTTTTTCTATGTGTACGGGAGAGTTGATTAGTGTCCGTCTTCTTAGTACAAAGTACCCCTGCTGAGGTAATCTTCTACCTTGAGAATGAGGCCTCGACTGGGGCCTCGTCTGCACCCGCTCTTGTCGGGTACGGTTTTGACACGCTGACTGTTGCCTTGAAGAAGTCTACGGACACTTTCTTCAAGACCCAAGCGTTCACCCTATCCACGAACGCCTCCGCCACTATTGGGGATCTGACTGCCTATGTAGCCGGTACCGCAGGCAACTCATACACCTTCGAGATTGTGGTTCCTGCGGGCACCTCGGATCTGGCGGTCAGCCTAACAGGCACCGCTTTCGTCGTGAGTTTGAGTGTTGTGGCTGGCGTACCGGTGCCGGCAGACAACACCTACGCCCAGATTGTGGCTGCCGTTGACGCACTTGCCTCCGAGGTAGATGTGAACTTCGTCGGCCTGGGCACCTCCGTGGTTTCTGTAGCTGGAGGACCCACTGCCCTGAGCGGGGGTACGGACGGGGACTTCACCAACCTAGGAGGGGGGTTCTTCTCCCTACAACTCGATGCCACAGACACCTCGGTGCTCGGGTCGCTCGCAATCCGAGTCACCGGCGAGTACACCAAGCCTGCCCTTGTGCAGGCCAACGTGGTGGCAGCCTTCACAGAGGCCAGCAGCTCTGGGGCGCTGCCAGTCCCTACGGTTTCTGTCTTTGGCTACGTGTCAGGCCCACAGGGTACTCCAGTAGTTGGAGCGAAGGTAGGGTTCAGGACTCTAGGTTCACCCACTGTGCGCCGAGCAGCAGACTCTGGCCTGGTAATCACGAATGAGTTCATTAGCGCTACAACCGACGCACAGGGGTTCTTCACTGCTGAACTGATTGCCGGCACGGCGATGGAGGCCTCCATCCCCGCCGCAAACTACGGCCGTACCTTCGTCGTTCCATCGACCTCCAGCAACCTGTTTGACATCGCGTAATGGCAATCCCAACTAGCATCACAGTAACCACAGATTCGCCTGAGTACTCAAGGTACGAGAAGAGTCTGGACACAATCAACGTAGCAGTCTCTGCCGTTGGAGGCTCTCCCTATTCGGGGGAGCCAATCACTGTGGACTTGATCAAGGCCCGGCGGGCCCGTGATGCAGTTGTGGCAACTCGTTCACTAGAACTTGACGGCAATGACGACCCTCAAGAACTGTCTGCCTCGTTCTTTCTACCAGACCTTGTTGACTCCGACCTCATCTCGCTGATTCGTCACGGCAAGTACTTCATCAAAGCGTACGTGCCTGCCATCTCCTCCACAGCCACTATTGGCTCAGGAGCAAACGGGAGCGTGTACATCGCAGCAAGGGACGCGGGGGTCGATGGGGACCTTCTCAGTGTCGAGGTCGTGGCAGGAGCGGGCACATCTGCCCTGCTGGTTACTCAGGCGGGATCGCTAATCACTGTGACGCTCGCCACGGTGGGCGGGGTCCCAACCGCCTCAGCCAACACAGCCCAACTCATCGCCGCCCGAATCAACGCAAATTCTTCTACAATCTACGCGCTGGCGAGCGGCACTGGAGAGGATCCCCTCTCAGCCGCCGCAGCCGTTGCGCTCACTGGAGGCTCAGATGAGGTGTCTGCGACAACAGACGACTTTGACATTCGAATCGTCTCCGTTGCCCGGCTGAAGAAGGACTACCTATTCGGTATTCCACTCAAGGCGACCAGCATCAAAATGCCTAAGAGCCAGCCCGCGACCATCACAGGGGTAGAGATCTCAGAGGTAGACCCTGCCCATGCAGAGGGCTTCGGTTCCCTTGCGTACAGCTACCTTAGGGACCCGCTCACAAACGCCACCCTGGACATCGGCTCAGGAGCCAACGGAACTGTGACCATAGAGGGCATCGAGGGGCTTGTAGGTTCTCTGGGCAACGGAGTGGACGTGATCGTGGAGGTACCTGTGGGTACTAGCGGGCTGTCTGTGGCCGCTACTGCCTCCTCGCTCACGATCTCGCTTGCGGTGAACACGGGAGTGCCCGTCCCGGCCGCAAACACGGCAACCCTCATCGCTGCTGCAATAGATGGCCTAACTGACTTCTCCGCCACTGCGAGCGGGACAGGGGTCGACTCCATCGGGGTTGCCTCTGTAGGCATCATGACGGGCGGCACAACCTCAACCCTCCGCACCCTCTCTTGGAAGGGCGGGCCTTTGGTAGTCATTCGTGGCGCTGGCGTGGTGGTTCTGAAAGCGGGCGCCTCGGGTGTCTTTGCCAAAGCAGACACAGACTCCGCAGAGTACATCTGCATCCGCGTGTCCTCCTTGGCCGAGTTGCCCACTACGGGCGCAGTCGAAGAACTGCTCATCACCCAGCAGACCATGGACGATGCGACTCTAGGAAGATATCTAGACCAGGCCATTGCGTGGATTGAGAAGGACTTCCTGCAGAATGTGTTCCTAGAGCCCACGAACGTGGTGACGGATACGGACCCGACCACCATCCAGTTCTCGGCTGGAGTGGCCAATTCCCTTCCGATCTATACGGACACGGACTACGACTTCATCGTGAGCCCTCTCACGTACTACATTCCTACGAACAATACGTGGGTAAACATCAAGACTCCCTACCCTAAGTTGCTTAGAGTGGACTCTCTGTTTGGGGCCATCGCAAACACTCGTGTCATCGACATTGACCTAGAGTGGATTGAGCATTCAGAGCACGGAGGGCTACTGCAACTTGTTCCGTACAACCAAGAGACCGCTTTTGACTTCCTTGGCCTCATCGGCGTGAACGCCATTCGAGGAGCCGTCAACCTGCCCAACTTCTGGCACTTCAACATGATCGCCGGCCTACGGGATGCGACTCCAGACCTTCAAGAACTTCTTGCCAAGAAGGCCGCCATGGAGGCCCTCACGGCCCTTGCTGCGGCTTTCCGGCCAGGTCTAGGCAGTGTTTCCACTTCACGAGACGGTGTGTCTATGAGCGTGTCCTACACGGCCCAGCAGACGTACGGAATCTACACAGCTTCCATCCAAGCCCACAAGGACTGGTTCGACGATAACAAGAACCGGTACCTCGCCAAATACCGAGGCCTCAAGTGGGGCATCCTAGGGTAACATGAGTTTTGAATCCGCAGATTGGGACTTCGAGATCCTTGAAGCCCACATTCAAGCACGAGGAGACAAAGTGCTCATCGAGCGCGGGATTGCGTGCCCTTGCCGAGGCGAGGACGTTTACGGCTCCATGATTGAGCACCAAAACAGGCCCGCGACCCAGCGGCGCTATGGGTGTGCTCAGTGCGGAGGACTTGGTTGGATTTACCGAGACGCAGCAGTCATCAAGGGCCAGGTCACCAGTGTGGAGTCAGGACGCAACCGCCAACTCATTGAGATGGGGTACGCCGTACCTG